GGATATGGGTGCTCTGGTAGTGATTTACACTACAAGAAGAGAAATTCCTCTTGTAGCAGCGTACATGAAGGAAAATGATCTTCCATACGATTATATAAACTTCTCTCCAAGGAATGTTGAGCAAAAACTTAGCGATAAGAAGATCGCAGCAGATATTTATATTGACGATAGAAACATAGCATTCAGAGGAGAATGGAAAGATACTTTTCTTGAAGCAGTAAACTTTAAGAGATGGGAAAAGAAAGACCAAGAAAAGGCAATTTCAAAATAAAGGGGGGATGATGGCAAAACTTAAACCATGTCCGTTTTGCGGCGACAATGACCCCATTTTGTCAAAAATGACAGGGCTTTGTATAAACACTCACGGTAAATTTGGGTCTATCTATTGGGTTGAATGTTGGGATGGCTGCTGTAAGACCTGGAAAGAGGACACAAAAAAAGCCGCAATAGAAGCGTGGAACAGGAGAGCTGAATAACGGAAAGATACTTTTCTTGAAGCGGTGAACTTTAAGAGATGGGAAAAGAAATGAGTGAACCATATTTCCTGATATGCCCAAACTTGAAAGTGTACAATGATTTTGGTTACAGCCAGAGTCCTGGTGAAATGTACACAGCTCCTTCTATTACAAAATGTGAGTGTAATAGATTTATGTTTGGACTTCACTGTAACAATAGAGGCAAATGTGTATTAGCTATGGAACATGACTCTTGGAAAATAGCCTCAAAGAAAAGCTGGGGAGCAGAGAAATGAATAAAGAACTCTTAACATCATCTGTTGGCATAGTAATGCCGACATGCAACCCTACTGTCGCTTTAACCAAGCTTCTTCCTTCAGTAGAGTATATCAAAGAACTCGCACCAATAGCCACATGGCTAATAAACTTTAATGGACCATGGAATAGATTTCAGATAGACATTTTCACATCTGGTCTGAGAGAACTTGGTTTTGGTAATACTCTCTGGAGATACTCTGATGATTGGGATAAGCCTATTAAGCTAATCAAGATGAGAGAGATGTGTGCCGAACTAGACCCAGATTGTGACCTATATCTTTTTATAGACGATGACTTCAAGTTCTTGCCAAATACACCAAAATATCCTTTCTCAAGCGGCAGGCGATACCTCCACTCAATAGACTACATGACCAGATTTCCAAGGTGCGGAGTAGTTAATACAAAATCATTCCTTGGCGGGACTCCTCAGAAATTAAAAATAATTCCAGTAAAGCATGATATGCAGGCAACAGGTCAAGGTCTTTTCTTAAGGAACATGAAGAAGCATGGGTTCACCCTAGCTCTAAAAGAAATGAGAGAAATAAGAGGTGGTCTCGAAGAACAAACTATGTGCTACCTAAGAACAGAGTTTGGATTTTTCTCAGCAAAGCAGATGAATAACCCTACCATACACATTACTGGAAAACTCAGCGATTGGGATAACGACAAAGAGAATTTCCACAACATTGAAGTAATAGACCAGAATCTTGCAGGGTGGATACGGAATAGGTATCAGCCAGACTGGGAATACCAGCATCGGAAAGCACCAGCTAGGCTTTGGGAATCTTATACTGCTAATGGCGGGATAGAACTTACAAATGAACTAATAATTAACTATGCAGAATACGAGCCACAATGGGATGCATCTCTTGTTGGTTTGTCAAGGAAAAGGAGAAAGAATGAAAATAAGTAAATTCGTTCACCTACATCTTCATAGCCACTACTCTGTACTTGATGGGTATGGAACACCAGAGCAGTATGTGAAAAGAGCAATCGAACTTAGCTTCCCAGCTATGGCAGTGACGGACCACGGCGGTGTCGACGGAGTGATAAAATTCCAGAAAGCTTGTCTTGAGGAAGGCATAAAGCCTATAATCGGTTGTGAAGCATATATAGTCCCAGACTATCTCAAGAAAGAAAAAGAGAAAAGATACCATGTGACGCTTCTTGTTAAGAACAAGACCGGATGGAATAACATTCTGAAAATGCTAACACAAGCTAACCTTAATGGATTTTATCACAGGCCAAGAATTGACCCTAGCCTTTTGCTAGACCTTTGTGACGGACTTGTTGTGATGACTGCTTGTGCCTCCTCTTTGCTATGGATGGATGGTGGGGTAGAGCTATTGGTAGACATATCACAAAGAACAGAGGTTCTTTGTGAGATAATGCCTCTACAATTAAAAGAGCAAAAAGAAACAAATATGCTGGCTGTAGAAACAGCAGAAGAATATGGCTTTAACCTTGTAGCAACTAACGATTGCCATTATCCTCTTGCTGGGCAGGACAAGCTCCAAGAAGTTCTACTTGCTATACAGAGGAAAGATAAATGGAATAACCCAAAAAGATGGAAATTTGATATAGATGATCTATATCTTAAAACTTCAATAGAGATGGCAGAGTCCTTTGAAAGGCAAGGCGTAGTACCAAGAGAAATTTATGTGGAAGCTATTGAGAACACAGCACATGTAGCAGGTCTTTGTGATTTTAAAATAGAGCAACAACAGCCAAACTTACCATCCGTCTATGTACCTAGATATAAAGACTTGGGTGAAGATGATCAGCTTATAAGCCTTGCTATGGATGGTCTTCTTGAGAAAGCACAAAAACATAATTGGATAGATGAAAATTATGATAAATACGTTGAAAGAATAGAAGAAGAACTTAGTCACATAATGCCTCAATTCACAAGATATTTCCTAGTTGTTTGGGAGCTGATAAGCTGGTGTAAAAACCAAGGGATTATGGTGGGAGGAAGAGGATCATCCGCAGGTAGTCTTGTCTCTTACTGCCTTGGAATAACAAGGCTTGATCCTATTGAGCACAAGTTAATATTCTCAAGGTTCATATCTCCTGGGAGAATAGACCTTCCTGATATAGATATGGACTTCGAAGATAGGAGAAGGGATGATGTTAAAAAACACCTATCTGATACATACGGAGAGTGGAATGTTATAGAAGTCTCCACTTTCCTTAAGTTACACGGAAGAGGCGCACTAAGAGATGTATCAAGAGTATTTGATGTTCCGCTGTACGAAGTAGGCAAGGCTGCTAAATGCATAGTTGTCCGCAGTGGTGGAGATGCTAGAGCAGAATTTACCATTGAAGATGCCTTTGCAACATTCGAAGATGGTATAAAATTTAAAGAAAAATACCCTGAAGTAACAAAAACATCAATGGCCTTCGAAGGACAGATAAAATGCGTTACAGGAGATTCTAGAGTGATACTAGAAAATGAATGTGGCGGGGCAAAGACCGTAAAGGTTAAGAATCTTTTCAATAGATATCAATCTGGGAAGACAGAAAGGATAAGATCATATGACTTTAAAAAAGATGTTCTGTTCTTTGATAAAATATTGTCAATTACAGAGATGGGGATAAAGGATTTAGTTGAAATAAGATCATCAAAGCATTGCTTAAAAGTCACACCTGACCATAGAGTTCTCACAGATATTGGCTGGAAAGAAGCACAGGATATAACTACTGGTAATAGGATAGCAGCAAATGGTGTTGCAAAGAAATGGGGAAGACCATTTGAGAAAGGGCAAGTACCATGGAATAAAGGACTTTGTGCTGAAGATCACCATTCAATCATGGCTTCCTCTTTAAGGATGAAAGAAAACAACCCATCACATCTTCCTGGCGCTAGTGAAAGAATAAGCAGAAACTCGTTTAAGCACGGATTTTACTTAAAAGAATTTCAAGAATTTCTTCTGCTCAACCCTATCTGTGAGTTCTGTGGGCTTAGCAGATCAGAAGATAAACATCACATTGATAGGGATAGAGGCAATAATGCACAAGAGAATATGGCAGCAGTATGTAAGACGTGCCATGTTGGCGGGATACATGCCAGAGAATTAAACAAGATAAATAAAGACAGAACAATCTTTTTTATTCCTGTGGTTTCTGTGAATCAAGTACCAGCAGAGATCGTATATGATATTGAAATGGAGAGCAGAAACAAGAATTTTGTTTGCAATAAGGTCGTAGTCCATAACTCAAGTGGTAGACATGCTGCTGCTTGTTGTGTATCAAATGAAGACCTAAGAAATGGAAATAATGCAAACATAGTTCTAAGAAATGGAATAAAAGTATGTAACTGGGAAAAGGAAGATGCCGAATACATGGGACTTATGAAGTTAGATGTTCTCGGTTTGAACGCTCTGACTATACTAAGCGAAGCAAAGAGCCTTATCAAAGCCAGAAAAGGAATAGACATTGAGTATGAGCTAATAGACATTGAAGATAGCAAAATCTTTGATCAATTTACTGAAGGCAACACAACTGGTATATTCCAATTTGGTTCGCCTAGCATGATAAAACTTTGTAGGGACATACATGGTGAGAACTTTGGACAAGTTGTAGCCCTAAATGCTTTGCATAGACCCGGTTCGTTACGAAGTGGGTACACACAGATATATAGGGATAGAAAGTTTGGAATAAAAGAGACAGTATATCAACACCCTTGGATAGAAGGTATCACAAAAGATACATTTGGTCTTATAATTTATCAAGAGCAAGTAATGAAGCTTATGTATGAGCTAGGCGGGTTGCCTTGGAAAACAGCAGACACAATAAGAAAAGTAATAAGCAAGTCTAAAGGCGTTGAAGCATTCATGGAATTTGAAGATCAATTTATAGAAGGGTGTAAAAGATTAAAAA